GTCTCGAGCTTTCGCTCATGCCGGCGGATGATCTCCCGCATGACATCCTCGCCGTGCTCGGGCAGGATGTCTCGCAGGTACTCCTCCAACTGCTTCTTCGACAGCGTCCATCCCTTCTTCCACTCGCCCGGCTTCTTCACGAGGAAGACGAACTTGGACTGGTTGAGGGCGATCTTCTGGGGGAGGTCCTCGGACTTTCGCTCATTGTAGACCGCCGCGAGGTCCAGCTCCACAGACTGCCGCTCCTCACGCAGCTCACGGGCTTTTCCATTCAGATCATTGAGGCGCTTGGTGATATCAACATAGCGACGCAGGGGGGAAGCAAGAGACTCCATTGAGAGGTTCTGGCTTCCACAGAAAGTATCCGTTTTTGACAAGGACATGTCGTGGCTCGACGACGCTCAGATTCAGCGCCTCAAGGAGGTGTATTCCAAGGAGCACCCTCGCGAACCCCCGATTACCGGCACGACCTCAGAGGAGATCTGGGATGAGCTCCAGCGTCGCATGTGGGAGCACTGTAAGACAGGACAAGCCGAGTGCATCATGACCTCGCTGATGAAGCGTCCCAAGGCGCCCAAGGAATGGAGCCTCAACCGTTATGAATGGCTGAGCTCCACAGACATCGACGCAGCCGAGAAGAAGCTCTTTGTCACAATGTTTCCCGACTACTTCTACGTCGGGTCGGTGCCGATCGACTTCGACCTGCACACCGAAACCAGCAAGTGTCTCGTCTCTGCGCTCTGCGATATGAAGCTCCCCGAACTCTTCGCGAAGGGCAAGCACCGCATCGGCATCGTGATCAACACGGATCCTCACGATGGACCGGGTCAGCACTGGGTGGCTGTCTTCTGCGACATTCGCCCCGACCTCGAGTTTCCCCGCATGACATACTTTGATTCCTATGCCCAGAAGCCTGAGCCCGAGATCCGCACGCTGATGAAGCGCTGGAAGTCCCAGTGGGACGCAACGAAGACGCACACGCAGGGAATGAAGCTCACGTACAACAAGACACGCCACCAGTACAAGGATTCGGAATGCGGGATGTACTGCCTGTATTTCCACCTGGCGTGCCTGCTCGAGATCCCCATGGACTCGAAACTCCCCGATGACGTCGTCAATGCCTTTCGCAACTTCCTGTTTCGGATGCCAAAGGAATCTCCCGCGAAGGAACAATGAAGGCGCTTCTGACTGCGCTGTTGGCGGCGCTTGCGGTCTACCTCCTCTATGATACGTGGACACAGAAACGCCCTCTGATCCCGAGAACGGGGCGTCTTTGTGATTTTACGGTTGCGGGTGCGGTCTTCGAAGATCCTGCGGCTGTAATCCAGCGTGGCATTCGACTCCTCGAGGTCCACATCTATTCCGATGAACGTGATCAGCCTGTTGTCGCAACGAGCCCACAGGCGCCCGGAAGCAACATCGCGCAGGACAACGTGTCCTTCGAGTCTGTGTGCGTGACGATCGCGAACGATGCCTTCCCGTCCAAGGATCCGTTCATTCTCTCGATGGTGCTCCATACCGAACGCACGGTGACGATCAACAAGGTCGCCGAGCACCTCACGACCATCCCGCGCAAGTTCCTGTTCCCCGACACGGAGATTCAGTCGGCGGAGATCTCGCAGCTCGCGAACAAGTTGATCCTTGTGTCGGGAGGAGCGCTGAATGGCACCGCGCTGGAGCCTCTGCTCAATCTCAATTGGTCCGACGCGGGCGTTCGTCGACTCACCTACCAGCAAGCCATCTCGCCTCGCGATCCTACCGAGCTCAAACGCTTCACGCGTGATGGGATCGCCATCGTCGCCCCGGAGCCCGAGTTCAAGACGATCGTCGGGAATCCTCGAGCCCCCATTGCGTTTGGCTGCCAGTGGAATCTCTTCCTCGACGGACCCCCTGGCTTCGTTGCAAAAGAAAGTCGTAGCCTCTAAACAAAATGGATCCTACTACTGCTGCTGCCGCGATCAAGGGTGCTGGTGCGACTGCTGCGATGCTCGGCGGCAAGCGCTCCAAGTGGCTCTCCCACGTGAAGAAGACGATGAAGGCGAACAAGGGCAAGTCCCTGAAGGCGGTCCTCAAGATGGCGAAGAAGACCTACAAGGGTGGCTCTGCCCTCTCCCCCCAGTCTGTCTCCCACGAGACGGGTCCCATTGTCGGCGGTCGCCGCAAGACCCGCCGTGGCGCTCGTCGCCATTAAAAGACAAGCCTCGTCTAGAGGACAATGGACTCCCAGCCTCTGACCCGCAAGGAGTCGAAGAAGTCCGCCAAAGACAAGAAGCAGTCCATCTATAGTTCCAAACACATTCGCGCAGCAGAGGCGTTGAAGGAGAAGCGCTCAAAGTAACCTCGCGTGCGAGACACGATACGTCGTCTGACGGTCTCTGTCTTTCGTCCGACCGCCACCTGCGAGTTTCCGGCAGGTTTTCCCACGATAGGTCTTCTTCGTGCACCCACTCTTGTAGTACGCCACATGCTGTACATAGCCCTTGTAGGTTCCGATTGAGACTCCGACTTCCGCAGACAGTGCCTTCAGCAACCCATACATCCACTTCGTATACGCCTTCCGGCTTCCGAGCAACGGCTCGTGAGCCTGAAGATAGGTGGCGTAGACTTGGCGAAGCGATTGAAACGGATAGACCTTGGCGAGGGCGTGGAGGAACGTCCGCTGGGTCGCCATCTGTTCCGGTTCCGGCACGTCTGGGTAATTGGAGGCGATCGAAAAGAGGAAGTCGCGACCGGGTACAGCTGTGGGCTTCAGAGCTGAATACTTCGCCTTGACCTCAGCGAAGCTCGGGTCGGCTCCGGGGTCAACGACTGTAGGATCATCTTTCGCCTGTGTCCGGAGCTTCGCATTGACGCGATTGTGAAGGTCGTAGAGCCACTTGCCGGGATCGCCGCGAAGGGGGTGTTCCTTGACGAACTGGGTCGTAGACTCTCGACAGAATCGACAGGGGAGGACGTCCTTCATCATATTGAGCACGTCGTCGGGGTGCTCGGACTTGAAGGCAACCAGATGGAAGAGTTGCCACGCACTCGGTCCCCAGAAGCGAGTGTCCATTGTTCTAGGGCAGAATAATCTCGCACGAGAAACAAAATGCTCGATACCAAGGATCTCATTCTCCTGACGGCGGCGATCTACCTGGGCTCGGTTGTCGTGAAGTTCTTCACCGCCCTCTCCGACGGCATCATCGCCCCTATCCTCGCGCCCGCTGCGGCGGCTGGCAAGGGCATTGCGACCTACACCGTCACCATCGGTGGTGCGACCCTGAAGGTCGGTGAGCTCCTCTCTGCGCTCGTCCAGCTCGTCGTGTCCTTCGTCCTCGTTGTCTTCACAATCGGCATCCTCCGCACCTACTTCCTCTCCAAGATCGGTGCCTCTCGTGTCCCTGCGTAAAAAAGTAGGTACGTTCTTACAAATGGCTCGCAAGACATCTCGTCGTGGAGGCGCCTGGTATGACCCTCGCACGTGGCTCACGAAGTCCCCCGAACAGAAGGCGAAGGAGTGCGCCGCCGCAAAGGAAAAGAAGGATGAAGCCTGCGCTGGTGAAGCCAGTGCCGCTGATGTTCCGACGACCACGCCCGTCACGGATACCTCTGCGCCGGCTCCTGTTGGTGCGCGCCGCCGTCGTCGCGTCACCCGTCGTAAGACCTACAAGGGAGGGAAGCACCGCCGCTCCCATTAAAGCGTTCCAAACCTGAAGGACCCCCAACCACCCGCAGGAAGCTTGCCATACAGAGCCTCCACGCGCTTGCGAAGCTCTACAACTGTCGCACTATACATCTCATTCTGACGCTTCCAGTCCTTGAACGTTGTCAGAATCATCGACCACGACACCCTCTCGTATCCCTCCGCGGGATCCGTGACGGTATCCTCATTCGTATGGAAGTGCTCTGCGATGAACCGCGCGATCGCATCGGACTCCTCCTTATACTCACTCGTATACGCATCCACCTCCTTCGGCGGAGACAGCTTCGTCAGACCCTTGCCCTCCCGGTGCAGATGCACCAGGTACGCCATGAAGCACTCCGCCCACTCGGGAGACAAGACCTTGTGCATGATGCTCTCGTCCATCGGAAGCTCATTCGCAGCCTTGGGATTCAGGATGAACTTCATCGGGAAGTCAATCACCTTGAGACGGCGCCAGGTACCTCCATCATTGGAGTTGACCTTCGGCTTGTCGTTACACGCCAGATGGCACTTGGCTTGCACATCAAACTCTACCATCTCCTTCGATCCAGCGAAGAGGTCGCGTCCCGTCACCTTCTCTGAGCTCGTCATCTCCTTCATGAAGCCCGTCGAGAGAGGCTCACCCTCATCGGGCTCCGACATGAAGACGAACCGCTTGCCCTTCATCCGAATCAGCTCCGGAGATGCAGCCCCCGCATTATTACGCTTCTGGGTGAACATCGCGATGTTCGCCTTGTAGCAGTAATCTCCGAACGCCGTCGAGCAGAGATTCATCAACATCGACTTGCCGTTCGATCCCGATCCCGTGAGGATGTGGAACCGCTGAGTGAAGACACCCGACAGACAGGTCGCGAGGTGATTGAGGAAGTAGGTCCGCACCGCAGAGTTCGGGAGGATGCTGTGGAGGAAGGAATTGAGCTCGCTCCAGCACTTGTACTGGTGATACTGCGTGTCGAGCGCATAGTCCACGTTCGTGCAGAAGCTCACGTAGTCATCGGGATGACCGTCGCGGAACGACTGAGTCAGCGTGTCGTAGATGCCATTGCGGAAGGCGATGAGATGCTTGTTGTCATCCAGCTTCTTCGCGAACTCCTTGTCGTAGAAGAGGATACGGCACTCCTTCATGACGCTGTCCTTGAAGCCCGTGCGACGGAGCTTGAGACGAGCCGCTGAGTACATCTTCTTCTTCTCCTCCGCCTGGCAGGTGGCGCAAGACGGATCCGGAGCCTTCGCATGCCCGCACTGACCGAGGGTTGCGATGGACGCCAGCGTCGCGACCTCCTTGTCCATGAACAGCTTCGCGACATCAGAGGACAGGCGCTTCTGGAGCTCCACGCCGTGATCGGTCGGCTTCCAGATGTGCGTTGAGTACTGGAACCACTCGTTCTGGCGATAGTTCGCGCACTTGAACTCATCTTGATACTTCGCCTTGATCACCTGCGCGAAGTCATACTCCGTCTGGGTAGATGCAGCCTCATCCACCAGCCGGTCGACGTTCCCCGCCTCAATTGCGAGGTAGCCATCGTAGTTATCGAGCTTCGACCACGCCCGCAGACTTCCAATCCCGAGACGCTCACCCTCCACGCGGAAGACGAACCCATTCCAGGCGGTCCGCGCCTTGGACTCATTGCGCTTGTCGGATTGCGCCATGAAGTCCAGGAACACGTCCTCGAGATCCTGGTGGATGTTCTTGAGGCATTGTCCTGTCTTGATCCAGTCGTCATGGCTACCGCTGTGGCGGTGCTCGCTGAGATTCAGAACGTGCTTCTTGACATACTCGCGGAACGCTTCTGTCAGCGGAGCCGTGTAGACACCGCGTCCGGGGGAGGATCCGCGCGAGTCAGGCTGCGTGCGATCCATCTGACGTCCGCGAGACACCGCACGCGTTGCCTCCTGAGGCGCCTTGCGTGGGATCTCCTTCCCAATGTCCGTAAGGGGTGTCTCCTCGATAGGCAACGACCGAACCGAGAGACGCTTTACGAGCTCGGGGGTGAGGGTCTTGGGAACGTTGGTATCCACACTGACCTCTTCCGTCTCCGGATCCCAATCGAGGATATACCGAATCATGTACGGGAGAGATCCGTCCACATTGCCCTTCTTGGATCCAAGCACCATCCAATTCTGCGTCCGGCGGATGACGGACTCGTCATAGACATCATTCCACTCATTCTTCAGCGGGAGGTTTCCAAAGAACTCCGGCATGTGCTTCATGAGATCGCGACGGACGCTGAGCTCAATCTCAGGATGTGTCTTGAGGCATGGGACCTGAATGTGAATCCCAGACCGCGAGAGGTTGTCCGGCTTGACATAGGTCGGATAGGACTTCTCAAGGACGTAGAGCTCAACGGTCTCCGGCATCACGAGAAGCTGACTGATGCGGGACATGTATGCCTTGGCGAAGGCAATGACCTGCTCCTGGCTATGAAGGTTCTTCTCGATATTCCCCTCGTACTTGAAGTCCAAGTCAATGCGAAGCTGTCCGATCGGCGTCCCACGCTCCGTCAAGAACTGCGGGTTGGTGTTCGCCAGTGCATCACAGTAGAGCTGGAGAAACTCGGGTTCATCATCTTCACCGATGAAGTATCCCGTGTACTTATTCCCGAGGACTCGGTGAGTGAAAGTCCGACCGGTTTCAGCGACACGCCCGTTACGCTCCCGGTCAGTCTTTCCATTCGGGTTTCCATTCAGAAAGAGATCCAGACGAGTCGCCATGATACTCCCCTCGACAACTTCTTGGCGACCCATCCGTTTTGAACGCACAAAAACGGACCCGAAATGTCTCCCGAGAAGACAAGTACAATGAAGTTCTGCCGTGAATGCTCGAACTTCCTGTTTGACACCATTGAGCGTGAGGTCGATGGCAAGCGCACCGCGTTCCGCAAGTGCAGGTCCTGTCCGTACGAGGAAGCCGTTACCAAGGCGAATCCGATCGTCTACGACCACAGCCTGCAGCAGGATACCGCCACGCAGTACTCGATCAACCCGTATATCGAGTACGATCCGACGCTTCCGACGTTCACGAATATGATCTGTCCGAATGGCGAATGCGCCACGCGGGGGAAGGAGTCCTCCATCAAGGGCATCAAACTTGATGCGCAGACCGTGATGTGGTATTATCGGTGTACGGTGTGTAAGGAGACGTGGAAGCAGCTCGCACGTCAGAATGATGAATAACCTATTCGCCT